CGCCGCAGGCACTACCGCCGCCGTTCTTTCACTTCATCCAAATAACGGTAATTCTGTTGATAAATGGCAAATTGTAGCCGCAGCAGATGGTTCTAATTTAAGTTTCGATAATAAGAGTGCAGGGTCTATGGTGAGCACAATGGCCTTAACAGATGACGGTAATGTTGGTATAGGAACCACCGCTCCCTCAGGGCTGCTTCATGTTACTGGAGTCGGCGCTCCTGGGCCTGGGGTGACAAATTACGGAATAATCTCAGATTTAAGTCTTGGTTCTAACGCCACTAATATTGCTGGATATTTTTCTTCAACTAGTGCGAGCGCCAATTACGCTTTGAAAACCGTGGGTTTCAACTGGTTTGGAGGAGATGTTAAGGTAGACGGATATATTGACCAGCGGAGTGTCCGTAATTCACAAATGGGTAATATCTTTGTTGGCGATACTACTGCTGGCTATATTGCTGGTAATGGAGGAACTATAGTCTTTGCTGGTGATGCTTTAAATCAAGGTGTTGCTAGCGCAACCTTCGCGAGTATTAGAGGCGTTAAGGAGAATGGCACATATAATAATAGTCTCGGAGCTTTGGTTTTTGGCACTCAAGATGATGCAGGATCGAATCAACAACTCGATAGTGTATCTGAAAAAATGCGGATTACCTCTACTGGTTATGTTGGCATAGGAACAACTGATCCTGCTGTAGCGCTTGAAGTACATGGGGAAATCACAGCAGACGGAGGAGTCTCTATTAACGGCACTCCCACCAACGCTATCAATGCACTTGACTCGTTAGGGGTCGGTCTCTGGTCTTCTGCTGGGGTGCAGCAATTCCAAATGGCAGGTGGGGGGGGAGTCAGCTACTTGGACATGCGGGTCGCGGGAGACATGATTTTCCGAATGAATGGGAACTCTGAGGCCATGCGGATCTTGGAGGACGGCAAAGTCGGAATAGGAACAACTGCTCCTAATGCGGCATTCGAAGTTAGTTCGACCTCAGATTCAGCAACCGCAGGACAAGTAAGAATTACTAATAGTAATAATACTGTTGGTGATAAAACTATTGTTAATAACTCTTTCTTGGGAACGGCGGGGTTTGCTCCAGTTGGCTACGGAGCCGTAGCGACTGCGGTAGGTGGGGGCGGCAGCAGAAAAGCAGATTTCGTGGTTTACGTCGCAGATGACGATAACTGGGCAGATGGTGATGAGAGGCTCAGAATAACCTCAGACGGTAATGTCGGCATAGGAACAACTAGTCCACAAACCGAGCTTCATGTCGAAGGAGCAATAAAGGGCGGATTTAGTTTATCTGCGAAAAGCGCAGACTTCACTTTAGCGGCAAGTGATAACGGAGAGTTTATAAACGGAACCTCTGCATCATTCGACCAGATAACAATCTCTAGTGATCTCGGCGCAGATTTCAACGTGGGGGTAATGAATACGGGAGCGAATGTTGTAATCGGCGGCACTAATAGTATGATTATTAATGGAATAGAAAATGGATCAGTAACCTTAGCCTCTGGATATCAGCCCGCATCTATAGTTAGACTAACAGCAAATACTTATGCCGTCTTTGGTAACTTGATATGATTATAAGACCATCATTTTCGGGGCTCTTTGAAAAAAATGTAGAGCCCCCTCTTGATATAAGCGGAATGCCTAGCGCAAGATTAGCCTATGGGCTAAGGAAGTTGCGCTCTGGTTATGCTGGTGCGGCCTTGAGAATTAGAAGAAGCTCCGACGACACAGAAACAGATGTTAATTTCTATAACAGTAAAGAAGTTACCTTAAATAGCACGGTCAGCGCGGGAGGAACGTTGAGAGATTTTGTCGGGAGTGATACAGCATATGTAACCACATGGTATAATCAAGGTGATTTGGCGACCGCGCCTGATGCGACACAAACTACAACTAGCAAGCAGCCCGAATTAATATCTGCTGGGGCTTTTAATAAAGGAATTAAATTTGTCACTGCGGGTGGCTATACTGCTGCTGGGGATTATTTCCAAGTAAACTCTTACAGGTTACCTAATAGTCCTGACGATTTTACTTTAGTCTGGGTTGGTCAAGTATTTGATTATACAGATGCGGGGGGTATTATCTCTAATTTAGATAATTATAATGATGGAGTAGAAACCCTTTACTTAACCGACGCCTCTTTTAGACTAGCTTTAGACGCTAACGATGAAGATAGCGCTGGTGGTTATGCAGCAAACGCAAATATGTCCATGATCGCCTCATATGATCGCGCTAGGGCGAGCGCCCAAGGAGGAGATGGAAAATCTCAGATAGTTAGAATCAACGGTAACGAAACCACTAGAGATACAAACGAAGACAAACACATAGGAAGAACAGATAGATTTAGAATCGGGGTAAGAAAGATAAGTAATAGCCCCCTCAATGGAGCCTGTAGAGAAGTGTTTGTTTGGGAAAGCCAGCTTTCTGATGCTCTGCAAGTTGAATTAGAAAAAAATATGGCAGTTTATAATGAAATTAATTTATAATGGAATCTCGATATTTAAAATTTGAAACCAAGAATGGTGCCGAACAAAGAAGTAGAGAGCTTTGGGAGGCTAGGTTGGGCAGATCCAAGAAAGAGGAAGACATAACAGAGTTTTTGTATGCCGCTGAAGTTTCTGAAAGCGAAATTGGGGGCTCTTATCTATTGGTCGATGATGAGGGAACCTTCCTAACAAACGAAGAGAAAGAAGCCCTCGATTCAGAGGGCTCTTACCAAAATTGGAGGATGGAATATCAACCAGAGGCAATGACGCCTCCTGAGTAATTATTCCCCTTCTTCAACGTCACTCTCCAGCTCTTCTGGAGCTGCAAAAATGGGATTGGTCTCCACCTCTGATTGGCCAGTGAGCTTCTGTGCTAATGCAGCACCAGCTTGCGCCACGTTTAAGCCCCCAGCCTTGACGGCGATATCAATAAGTTGAACCAATGCGTTAATCTCTCCTTCAGTAAATTCAATGCTCTTCATTTACATCATAATAAAATCTTTTTCACAAAAATCAATTTTAATTTAAAGAAATTTTACTATAATGATACATGCTAAAGTGCATCTTTCTTATCCCCATTGACCATCGTGGAATACAGGGGAAAGTTTTCCCTCAGTATTTACAGCTACAATCTTGGTGCGAGCGAAATAATTCCCAAATACTTACTATTAACGGGTTATTCCTTAATTTTGCGCGTAATTACTTGGCCACGGGAGGGGGAGGATTCATGAACACCTCTCCCCCTGATGCTGAGTGGCTTTTTTGGATTGATTCTGATGTCGATTTTAACATCCAACAAGTAGAGTATCTGCTCTCAATGCCTCCCGAAAATAAGTTTGTTAGCGGATGGTATAGGTCAGACTACTCAGATCACGCAATGGTGGGAAATTGGGATGAGGATTATTTCCGCAAACACCACCACATGCCCTTCACCTCTGTGAAATGGCTAGAGAAATTGGGGAAGGAGGAGCCAGCCAAGCTGGTCGAAGTGGATTGGTGTGGATTTGGGTTTGTGAAAATCCACAGATCTATTTTCGAACAAATGGACTACCCATATTTCCCTTTAAAACGTGCTCATATCATCGATTGCGATGACCACAAAGGGGGAAAATTCGATGTCAATGACCTTAGTTTTGAGGATGTGAGCTTCTGTAGGAACTGCTATGAGGCAACAAAAATAAAGCCTTTGGTCGTCCCCCAAATAAGAGTTCCTCATTTAAAATCATTTTTTGTGTAATTTAGTGTATATAGTTATATAATCAGTATATTGTTATGCCAGACGAAATTTTAGGAGATCCAATCCCAAGAGACACCCCTTACGTGGTGCCAGCTAGGCCAGAAGAAACTTTTGATTCTATCTGGTTAAGGAATATTAACATCTCGGTCCCCGATACCGCTGTCTCAGGAACCACCCAAGGGAATATTCATATTGAATGTTTGCCTTATGATGCTGATGCCGAACATATTTATACTACCGCCGATAATGAGGGGGTGGAATATCTTAATGTTCCCAACCGCATCAATGGAAGGAAAAGCTTTTGGGAGTGTGTTAACGAAGTGCCAGAAGTAGCAGACGCGATGGACGCTATTATTGCTGCCATCCCTGCCTTAAGGACATGGATTAATACTCCCCCGCCGCCGCCCGATCCGCCCAACAATTAAGAAATCGTATAGATGTTGAAGTGGGGAGTCTTACCCTCTTGGAAATCATTTTTAAAGATTAAACAAGAGATCTTTTCCCCATTAATCTCTATGTTCCCTGAGAGGTAATTGCGCCCGTCTTCCTTAGTCTTTATCCAGAAGGCTCCGACCTTGTGCTTCGTCCAAGTCGAAGATTGTTTGTCTGAGGATGTCGATGAAGTCTCTTCGTGCATGGTGGGGTAATTTGTTATATTGTTTTTTTAAGCGACGGTAAACCCTTTTAGACACTGGGTCTACGGGATTGCAAATCTTTCTTAGTTCTCTGGCGATTTTATCGTTCATAGCTTAGCTATATAGGTTTCTGAATCTTTCACAAAGCCCATTTTTTCATAAAAGCGCCCTATCTTTTTGGCTTTTGGATGTCTCATCGCGCAAGTCATAGTAACATATTTAAACTCTTTTTCTTTGGCGAATTTTAACGCCCTAGCTAGGAGCTTGTAACCAGCATTAGGATTTGCTGACATCCAAATATATTCTGCAAAAATCTCCTCTCCAAATTTTTCATTTTTCTGATTTAAAAAGGCGATTGTGGCGTCGTATTTATTATGCTTGTTTAGGTTGGCCCATACAAAAAAGTCCCAAGACAATGTGTTCGCGTGTGCGAAGGAATTAGAAATATGTTCTTTATTGTGTCTTAAAAACTGATGCCCTTCATTTTCATTTTCGTGTTCGAAAAGATCAAAGATGTCATCTAAAGCCTTTTTAAATTCATCAGGATTTGTAATTCTCTTGATCATTTATTTAACACGGCAATCAGCCTCCTCGCTTCTTTGGTAGGGATGTCCTTAAAGGACTTCCAGCCCTTGGCCGATTCATTTCTGTAGGACTCACTCTTCCACAAGTTCCTGAGGACTTCCTTACAGCCGTCGAATGACTCAACCCCGTGCTTTTCCCGAAGAGTCTTCTCCAAGAGGTCTAGAGGGGTAATAGGGGTCGCTACAGCACTCGACTCATAAGATTGGGAGCTTCCCTGAGATTTGTCAATCTCATCTGCTCCGACAATATGGATGTTAAGGTAATTGCGGACACAACGAACAAAAGCACGATT